AGTTGGGATCTACCACCGCAACCGCAGAAAGTACTGACGACACCAGTGCCGACGATGCCTCCGCATTGAGTACCACGCAAGGTGTTATCAACCAATTCGCTACCAGCACACTCGACAGTGCTTGGTATCTGGCAATAACCAGAGACGAGATCAATGATGAAGTGGCCACTGCCAAGTACAGTTTGGTGCACAATGACACCAACGCATTCGTGGCCCATTCCCATATAGTTGAATCTAACAGTTCCAATTCTTACCTGACCGTACAGGCGGATGTGGCAGGTGGTAATGCAAGACTGTTGGGAACAGGTGGAAGTGTGGTCAACTCAGTTTCCATATACAGGATAGGTTTGGGTGACAACTCCACAGCAGGAACGACAGGTAATATAACCATAGGTATCAACTCGGACGTGGACAGTGCGGCTGAAAAGATAGACGGATTCGCATTGGCGTCCGCTAGAGGAGCCAAGTATTACATTTCAGTAAACAACGCCACGACAGGCGAGTTATCAAACACGGAAGCACTTGTAGTGCATGATGGCTCCAACGCTTACATCACTCAATACGGAACAGTCAACACCGGCAACAATGACCTAATCACACTGACCGCAGAAGTGGACAGCACAGAAGTTGTATTGAAAGCATCAGCCCAGGCACCCAACTGCCGTGTGACTGTATACAGGATTCTATTGGCCGATGATGAGTCGGCGTCAACGGGTACAAACGTCAATGTTGTAGAAGCCACAACAGTCAGTTCAACTGCCACGACAGTTGACTCGTTCAACACATCGGATTACACAGGTGCTTTCTATGTGTTCACTGGTTACAACGCCACGGAGGGTGCGGCCAGCATATCTGAGGTCATGGTGGTTGCCAACGACGAAGCCTACATTGGTACTGGACCAATAGTGTCAACGAAAGGTACTGATCAATTGGATTTCACAACCAGTCTATCAGGAACATCTGTCACGGTTAAAGCGGCATCGACCTCTGGATCAAGCACCACGGTAAACGGATACAGGGTACACATGCTGAGGGGAACAGCGGGTGCATCCACGGCTGACACGGTGTTGGTGTCAACGGAACAGACCATAACGGGAGCGAAGACGTTCACATCAGTTTTATCTGCTACAAGCATCAAAGACACAGTAAATTCATTATCAGCGGCGGCATCGGTAGCATTAGATCCCACAACAGGAGGAATACAGACCATCACGTTAGGACAGGCAACGACATTCACACTGTCCAATTGGGCATCGGGTCACAGGATGACACTGATGATCGATGACGGAAGTAACTACGCAGTGACTTGGCCAACCATGCAGTGGGCGGGCGGAGTTGCACCAACACTGGCCACTTCGGGGTTCAACACGATCGAATTATGGTACGTGGGTTCAACGCTTTACGGTGCATACGTTGGAGCACATTCATAATGCCAGGAATGATTGCGGCGGCCACAGCAGGTGGATACCAAGAGAGAATCAGTCAATTAAGCAACCCAGAGGTGCTGTTGGATTGGGGCGATGCATCTTGTTATTCAGGATCAGGAACAACATTCTCAAATTTAGGATCGGGAGGATCTACGTATGACGGAGATCTCGTCAACGGTGCCGCATATAGTAGTTCATTTGGTGGCATAATAACCTGCGATGGCACAGACGACATGATATCAATAGACAACAATTTCACACAACCCAGGGCAGGAGGTACCTGCATGATATGGTTGAGAACTCACCAGGCAGAGAGCAGGCCTTTCACCAGTTTTACCGCTGGAGCGTTCCAGGGTTTTGTCAACTTTGGCGGCACGGACGGAGTAGACAGAGCAGAAACAATCACCAACTGCAACAACTGGTTCGCAGTCAATGGAGCAAACACGTTCGGTTCATACACCAATGTGTGGACCTGTGTGATTGGCAGGACCGCCAGCAATCTTGTGACATGGTTCGAGAGAGGGATCAATCAGGACACGGGCAGTTATGGCAACATAGATTGTTCGAGTGGTGCGGCCAGCCAGATGGAAAACGATTTCAACTTCAGGCACTTCGGCGAGAACACCACGTATGACAGCCACTGGGATGGTGACTATGGCGTGATAGCACTGTGGGACACCAACCTAACAGACCACCAGTGCCTACAGGCGTTTGGAGTATACAGGCATCGTTATGGAGTTTAAGCAACAACTTGCAAGATTAGAATGGTTCTGGAAGAAGAAACTGAGATTCTGGTTGACAGGTTTTGAGTGCAAGATCTGTATGCTGTACAGGATCTATCTCTTGTATGGTGTGATAGCCGTGCTTATACTATTAAATCTAATATAGTCTGCAACTTACCTTTTATGCTTTTATTGTTAAGGGTGTTCTTAAGACCCATGTGCAAATTCTTGGGCCAGCATTCAAACGCGGTCCAACAGTATCCTGAGTGTTCCTTATTAAGTTTAGGTATGAATTCTGTGTCTATGGCAACTAGATATGTGTGGAAGAAAAACTTCTGATCGTTTGAAGTGAACATCTCCAACGGAATCACTTTTTTGAACTTGGGTAAACCGCCCGTCTCTTCCTCGATCTCACGCTTCAGTCCCTCGAAAGCACTCTCCGTGAATTTGCTTTTACCACCAACCAATCCCCACATGCCTTGTGTCTTACGGTCAGTCCTCTGTAGGAACAGGAAACGCTTGGTGCTGGTGGCGTAGAACAGGGCACCAGAACAGACTATGTTTTCTTTCATGCTTTATTATAACAACTATGGGGTTGTGGCGTCAAGGCTTGAGTTGTATCCATTATCTGTACCACCGTCTAGCACAATGCTCCAATTACCTTGTGTGTACACACCCTCGTATGATTTGACCCATTCCGTGCCATTGAACCTGTACTGTATACCGGTGTTAAGGTTTGTGACGTAGTGTTGTGTTGAATCTGGATTTGATGCGTCAAAGGCCACATTCCACTTTGACGTTGAACTGTTGTATTCTATGATGTCACCGACACTGGCCACCAGTGTTCCCCATGTCTGACTCTGGAAACTGGCAGTGCTGTCTCCAACGTCATTGATCACCAGATATCTGTCACCATTGGCAGGTGTGCCTGGATCAAAGGTCGCAGGATTTATTATCTTCTTGACCGCTGTCAGTGAGTTGTTTGGTATCGTGTCGCCGTCTATTGTGTACAATAAAATCGTGTCATCTAGCGTTGATGTTGCTATGGTGCCAACTATCTCGTTTCCGTTTGGCTGTGTCAATCTTATCTGTGATGTGCCGTTTGTGACCTTGCCATATTGGTCTAGTAACACCTTCCAGTTAACTGCTGGTCCAAATGTTTCAAAAGGATCGTAGTTGCTTGGTTCATTGGCTCCGGTGTGGAATCCATCTCCTCCTGATTTGACATTTGTGCCTGTTGAACCTAACAGTCTCAGTTGATTGCCCGTCACCAACAATCCAAAGTTGTTTGGTGTGATGTAACTCCTAGATGTAAGTTCTCCGTCTATCAATCCTTTTGCTATGCCACCGTCATCATCATATATGCTCATGATGATCTTTTGTACGACACCCAGTTTCTTAACTTTGACCGGTGGTGACAACCAAATAGGCATTGAGAACGTCAGTGTTGCAACATCTATCTCTGAATCTGCACCCACTGGTATAGTTCTACTACTGAATGTTGTCCCTGTCAATTCAACGTAACTCAAACTGGTCCAGTCTATGTAGTTGTCTGTTTTCTGTATCTCGAAGTCTGGGTTGAACAAGTACAGTATCTGTTCCATGATCTGTAGTTTTTGATCTGTATTCGTGGTCCAAATGTCCGCCGATACTTCCAACCTAAAGGGCGATGGCATCACTTTTTCAACCGTGTAACCTGCACCCATCTGGTTAGTATAGTTTCCATCTGAGTCTATGCCTCTTTCTCGTAAATGCTGTTTCTCTATGTGATAAGGATTCTGCATCCTTTCTCTATCATAGTTAAGTTCTCTTACATACGCGGCTATCCTCGGTGCGTACTGTAGTGCGTTCTCTGAATTGTTCCTGATGATGTTCGCGACCTGTCTCGTTGGATCTCCATACACTACCGGCACTGCTCTTAACTGCACTGTGTCATCCTTACCTTTTCCTGTCTCCACAGAGAAGTTACTCAATATCCTAATGAATTGAGTGAGAAACTTCCTAACCTGTCCTTCGTAAAAG